TGAAAAATTGTGATGTTAAATATTTTCCTACAATTGGAGATATTATTGATTCAATACCTGAGAAAACAGGAATATATTTTGATTGGTTTGTGCGTCAATTTGAATCGTATTTTCCAGCTCGTGAATATTCAGAATATAAAGATTTTTTGCAGCCGTGGGGGCGAACACTAAGGGAAGAAAAGTTTAATTTTAAAAAAGTAAGAAATATTAGAGAAGTTTTAAAATATCACTGGGAGGTATTTGACAAAAAATGGAAGCTCTTGCAAAGAGATGATATATGTAGACTTATAGATTCTAATGGATTAGCCTTGACTGATTCAAACAATATTGATATATTGGTAAAGGCACATCAAGAAAAAGTTTTTATTGAGGAGTGCCATGTTAATAATTTTTTGGAGTAAAAAAAATGGCAAAGGCAGGCGGACACTGGCAGACTTCAAAATCAGGAAAAAGCGTTCGTTTCGTGTCGAAACAGGAAAGCTCAAGAGGACGAAGATCACGCTAATTTTAAGGGGGCTTGATGCCCCCTGCTTATTATGATCGCAACTTATCAGCAAATAGCAGACAGCCTCGGCATAAGCAAACAGGCTGTTGACAAACTATTTGTGAAAAAAGGCTATCTTGTCAAGGATAATAAGGGCAAAATTGACATTGACAACCCAGAAAACAGATATTTTCTCGAATCAAAGGGTGCTGACTTTTCATTTTTTGGCACAAAAACACAGCCTGAAACACAAAAAGTAATACAAAAACCTGTAGAAATGCCGTCAAAACCCGCAAAAATACAGCAAAAAACTGAAGAAAGTGACGGTTTTGTAAACAAATATCAAGGAAGTCCGCAACAAAAACTTGATATGAAACTAAAATTTGAGTCGATAAAAGCAAAACAGCTTGAATCTGAGTTAAAAAAGCTGAAGATTCAGGAGCAACTCGGGCGTTTAATAGATCGGTCGCTGTGTGAAAAACTGATTAACGATTCACTTGGAGCAATAGTTCAGGCTTTTATAACTCTTCCCTCATCAGTTGTCGATATGATTTTTACCATTTATGAAAATCACCCTACTGACCGGCGTGAACAGATTATTAAACTTTTACAAGAAAAATATACCAAAGAATCAAAAAAGATAATCGACAGGGCATTTCAAAAACACCGTAAAGCTGTAAAAGAACAGATAGAACAGGCTGAAAATGAACCGGAATCTTGATTGTGTTGATTTTGTTTTTAACACCATGTTGTCGGTTATACCGGAAAATATTAATATCCTTCCTCACGAGTGGGCTGAACAAAACAGATCAATAGCGAGAGAATTTTCTGAGCGTTCAGGAAGTCTTGATTTTAACAATTCCCCGTTTTGGCGTGAGCCTGTGGATTGTTTTAGTCCGATTAGTCCGGTCAAAGAAGTTTCCATAATGAAACCCGCTCAGATCGGTTTTACTCAGATAGTGCTTGAAACAATAATAGGCTTTTCAATTGCAGTATTTGCAAGAGCTATCCTTTATGTTTCAGCTGATAATGTCCTTGCTGAAAGGAATATGTCAACTCGAATTGACTCACTGATTGCAAACAGCGGAATAGCGGATAAAATTAAGCCCTCAATTCAGAAAAAGCATAATAATAAGACGGGTGACACCAAAAGCCTTAAAGAGTTTTACGGCGGTTTTATCTCTGCAATGGGAGCGAATAACGCTGACAAACTCCGACAGGTGGGTTATCAGTTAGGGCTTTGTGATGAGGTCGATACCTATAAAGCAGACCTTCAAAAGCAGGGTTCAACTATTGGTCTTATTCGTGCCAGATTTATGGCTTTTATCAATTCCTATAAAATCCTTTGGGGATCAACGCCGCTTTTTAAAGGATCTTCAAATATCGAAAGTCTTTTCAAGGACGGTGATCAAAGATATTATAATGTCCCGTGTCCGCATTGCGGAACATTGCAGAAATTAGAGTTTGGAGACGGCACGGGAGCCGGATTAAAATATCTGACAGATGATGAAGGAAACCTTGTAAAAGACTCTGTTTATTATGAGTGTGTAAACGGCTGTAAAATACAAGAAACAAGTAAATATGAAATGTTGTTAGAAGAGGGTCATGGCGGTAAAGCAAAATGGATACCCACTGCGGAACCTAAAAAGGAAGGAATGAGAAGCTATCACATTAATTCTCTGTACTCAAATTTTATGCCGTGGAAAACAATCGTAACGGAATTTCTGGCGTGTCGAGGCAATAAGAACAAACTTCAGGTTTTCAAGAATAACTATCTTGCTGAAACATGGGAAGAAAACATTGATGAGGTGAAACTCTCAAAAAAGTGGCAGAACCTGAGACCATATAAACCTGCAACAATCCCGAATAATGTGGCAATCAAAGACGGTAACAGCCGGATAATAGTCGTCACGGGTGCGATAGATGTCAACGGTAGAATGAATGAGTCAAAAGGATGGCTTGCACTCGAAATAAAAGGACATTGCCTTGATGGTCAAACCTATTCTATTTTAAAAGCAGAGATTCACGGCGTGACTGATCCGGGTGGTTCGGCGTGGGTTGCGGCAAAAAAGATCCTTGAAAGTGAGTTTATAAGCGATGACGGAATAAAGTATCTTGTGAATATAACCGGAGTCGATGTATCATTCAAGCCTGAGTCCGGTTACTGGTTTGCAACATATTGTGATAAAGTAGTACCGCTTGCAGGAAGAGCGACCAGATCAAAGAATGATAAAGTTATTTATAAAACAAGGGTTAATCTCGGTGAAAGGTGGAGCATAGACACCATATTTTATAAAAATCAGATTGCGGATAATGTCCGTAAAGAGTGGGCTGGCAACCCGATCAAACAGCCTCACGGGTATATGAACTTTCCAGATGAAAAGCGTTTGGGCGGTGCTGAAAATCTATATCCTGTGGAATCAGGTGCGATGATTGCCGGGAACGGTTACGATAACGATTATTTTAAATGTATTGGATCTGAATATCCTATTGTTGAAAAAGAACATCCAGACGACGAAACCGGAACCGTTATAGGTTGGCAGAAAAGAAACTCAAGAGCGCCTAACCACTTTTGGGATTGCATGGTATATAATTACGCTTGCAGGGATATTTTTATCGAACTTGTAGCGGTTGAAGTATTAGGCATTAAAAAACCCGATCCTCAAGCTATCCTAACCTATCTGCTCGAAATAGTTGATACCGAAAAAAAGCATTGGGATTAATTTATTACATAAAATACAATTATTTTGCAAGTACTCAAAATCATTAAGAAAAAACTTTACCAAATCCCTTGACAAATTATATAACAAGTGATATGATATATATGTTGAGAGTGAGAAATCACTCGGGGGTTTTTTTAACTTAGAGATGGAGATAGTTATGAGATTATACCATGCAACAAAAAAAGAAAACATTGAAAGCATAAAAGAATTTGGAATAGAGCCAAAAATATCAAAAAAAATAAGTCACAACAAAAGGCATGACGATGGTGGAGTCTATGGCTTTATATCGTTAAAAAATGCAATTGATTTCGCACTTGATAATTGCTATGATTATTTTGTAGTATTTGCCTTTGAGTCAGATAATTATATTGATGATCCAGAATATGATGAGAATGAGTCAAAAATAGACAAATCGGGAAATAATATTTTTGCGGAGTTAGTTTACGACAGCGAGGAAAACTAAATGAAAACATCATCAGAGGTTGCCACCCTCTTAAAACTGGCAAGAGTTACCGTAATAAAACACGCTCAAAATCTGGGCGTGAAGAAAATGGGGAGAGATTATATTTTTACCGATGAAGATATTGAAAAGGTGCGGGCAAGGATCGGAAAAATTGGAAGACCTGCAAGGAGGTTAAGATGAGAACGGTTAAGATTTTGTTTAAGTGTCTTGAAAACCCAAAATGCAAATTTAGATTAGAGTCAAAAGGATTTTGCAAATATCAAAAAGAAAATATGTGCAAAAACAAGATAAACCAATCTTGTTCCGTGCCAAAAATGAATGAAGAGACAAAAGCCATGAATTATAACATTAATTTATTAATGGATTGTTTCAGTAAACATTTCAGTAAGTTTGAAACATACAAGCTAATGCGAAAGGTGCTAAGTTCGGGCGTTTATGACCTTGAAACAACAATAGAAGACAACCTTGAGTTTTTAGATTTTTATGAAGAAGGTGATTTTTGGGTAGATGTAGCCAAAAAAATGGGAATAGATATATCATAATAATATTTGCAACGAAAGAACTCGCAAGTCTTTAATCAACTCTTGGAAAGTCATTCTGTAATCTAAAGTTTACATCATTCTGTAAATATTTGTTGACATACTGTAAATTTTTGTTTACACTCATATCAGATTTTTGGAGGAGCTTATGGCAACTCTTGCGGAATTACAATCCCAATTAGCCGAAGTAAATAGAGCAATATCTGCCGTCCTTACAGGTGCTCAGGAGTACCGATTTAACGACGGGCAAATTGAATCATGGGTTGAACGAGGGGATTTAAAAGAACTCAGGGCATTTAAAAATGATCTTGAAAACCAGATAAATGATTTAACGGATGACGGGGGCGGTTTTCATGCCTTTTGAAATATTTGGAAAATCATTTTTCGGTAAAAAGCAGGAAAAGCAGAATCAGGAACTTGCTGAAAAATACATAGAGGCTAAACTTTCTTTTTATGATTTTGCAAGCGGATATAACGGAGATAAAACAGGATTCTTTTCAGGCTTTGGACTTTCCAGAGACTTAACATGTGTTGACCTTGTTACTCTGCAATATAGATCATTGCAGTTAAGCCGTGAAAATCCTTTTGTTGCGGCTATACTTGGAAGGCTTGTAACCAAAGTAATTAATTCAGGGCTTGTTTTGAGGTCTAATCCTTATGAAACTATCCTGTCAAAATATGTTGATGACGGTTTTCTTGATGACTGGTCTGATAAAATAGAATGTCTTTATGATGTATGGTCAAAAGATAAGAGACTCATATCAATAAAGCAGAACTACACTTTGCAAAATCTTGAAAGGATCTGTTTTAAAACTGCTATGATAAGCGGTGACTGCCTTGTAATTAAATCAGCTCATCAGAAATTGGGAACGCCCGTAATTGAATTGATAGACGGTATTAATATTGTCAATCCGGTCATCTTCGATCAGAGCCGTAATATCGTTCACGGTGTCGAGCTTGATGTAAACGGAAAAGAGATCGCTTATTTTTATATTGATAAAAACAACGAAGTAAAAGAAATATCTGCCTATGATAAAAACGGCAAGCGTAGAGCATGGCTTGTTACAATCAGCGAAAAAAGAATAGATGAAAGGCGTGGACTTCCTCTTTTATCTGTTATACTTCAGAATCTTAACGAACTTGGAAAATATCTTGATAGTGAACAGAGAGCCGCTTTAGTTAATTCGTATATTGCAGTAGTTCACACTAAATCAGCTAATTCACCAAATAAAACCAATCCGCTTAAAAATTCCGGTGATAATGTTGAAAATACTGATCCTAATTCAACAATGCGATATAAGCAAATGCAACCAGGATTTATGGCAACTAACCTCGCAAACGGTGAAGAGGTCAAGTCTTTTGACACCTCAAGACCAAATGTTAATTTTGCCAAATTCAGCGAGTTCATAACAAAGATCAATTCATATAGTCTGGGTATTCCGCCGGAATGTCTATTCCTTGAATTTAATTCCAACTATTCTGCAAGCCGTCAGGCTAAACTTGAACTCGAAGATCTGATAAAAGAAAAGCTGTCAATATTCTCATCATATTTTAATCAGCCGATATATGAATCATTTCTTGATGTAATGGTTCTATCAGGTAGAATTAAGGCTCCTAAATACATACAGTCAATGAATGATGTCTTTGCATTCGACATTATAGGGGCGTGGAGAGCGGCAACATGGAGAGGCTTGAACAAGTCTAATGTTGACGGACTTAAACAGGCTAAAGAGCTTGTAATAATGAGAGATAATTGCTGGATGTCCGATGATCAGATAACAGATGAATATTATGGCGGTGATTTTAAAACTAATGTCAGAAATCAGAAAAAATCAGCAGAAATGAGAAAGGAAATAAACGATATTTTAAATCCTGTGGCTGTTGATGAAACACAAAGCAAACTTGATGAATTACTTGATAAAGAGGGCAACTGATGTTTATAGCTTGCACAAAAGAACATTTTGAAAGTGTGATAATTCCGAGGCTTAAACAACAGCAGGAAGACCCGAAAGCATTCTTGTTTTTTCAAGAGCCTGAAGCTATGACATATTCCAAAATCAAAGGAAGTGACGGCAAAATTGAAGCTGTTTTATCAATATCAGGCGAACTTTCAAATACCCGTTATTTTGGCACTTCTTATAAGGATATTGTTCAGGCTGTTTCCGATGCTGAAAAAGATCCTGAAGTTGAAAGGATAGTTTTAGATATTAATTCGCCGGGCGGATATGTTGACGGTGTAGAAAACGCAGGAAGAGCAATAAAGAACGCAAAAAAAGAAACAGTTGCAAGGGTAGGTTATCTTGCGGCAAGCGGTGCTTACTGGTTGGCAAGTCAGGCAAACAGAATTGAAGCTACGAGTAAAATGGCAACATTCGGGTCAATAGGAGTTATTGTTTCTTATTATGATTGGAAAGAATACTTTGAAAAAGCCGGAATAAAGGAAATAGTTATTACATCCACAGACGCTCCAAATAAAAGACTTGATCCGGCAACTGACGAAGGAAGAAACGAGGTATTAAACAGACTTGATAAAATTCATGCTATATTTGCGGAAGCTGTGGCAATCGGTAGAAAAACAAGTATTGAAACTGTTAATTCTGACTTTGGAAAAGGTGGCGTGTTGATTGCTGAAGATGCTTTAAAAGTAGGCATGATTGATAAAATAACAATCGGTCAAATATCAAAATCGGAGGATGACGACATGACAAAAATCTACTCTCAGGAAGAGTTGGACAATGCGGTAAAATCCGCAACTGACAACCTGATAAAGCACGCAAAATTTATCGGGAAAGCAAAAGCTGAAACAATTGTTGAAAACATGAAGGCAAACAAACCTTTTGCTGACTGTGTTGAGCAGTATTGCGAGGAAGAGTTCGCCGCAAAAACGCTTGAAAAAACCAAAGAAGCTAATCCGCCTGAAGGTCATGTGTCAGGTGACAAAGCTGAAGAGAAAAAAGAAGAAAAAGAAGAAAAAGCAAAAGCTGAAAAGACAATTAAAATTTTAGACTCATGGGAGGTCAAGTAAATGACGCTTATCAACAACAAAACTTTCAGGATTGAGATTGAAGCTACGAGGGCTTACAATATCAAAGCCGCTGAAGGTGTGGTAATTACCGAAGGAACCCTTTTAAACCTCGATGAAACAGACGGCAAAATGCAGGTTTGGACAGATGCAGGAAAGAAACCTGTTGCAATCGCAAACAGGACTTTCACAATGGGATCGGCTGGATACTCTCTTGAAGATGTAGTAATCAAGGGCAAAGTACGCTCTGATATGCTTATCTATCCGTCAGGGCTTACAATTGCAAGTTTCCCGACTCAGGGCAACCTTATGTACAAAGAAGCCTCTATCGCAGTTGAAAATCTTGCGGCTGGTGCTGATATTGCCGCCCGCCCGTGTTTCATATCTCCGGTTGCAAGCGTAATCAGCGAAATAGGCATACTCACACTTGGAGCAAGTGCAGGTGTTGATGATTCTAACACCGCTGTTATTGCAATAACTGATGCCGCTGGAAACTCGATTGTTTCTAAAACTTATAACACGGCTAATCAGCCGCCAGATGCCGCCTATGCTTCACTTGGAACAGTAAGTGCAACTCATGGAATACTTACAGCTGGCGAAGTTGTAAAGGTTGCAGTTACACAGGGAACGACTGCTGATCTTCCTGCATTTTTCCTTGTCATAAGGTATAAAGAGACAATACCTTCTACTAAAAATGTGGCATTCCTGCTTGCAGAGACAGGAATTGAAGCCGTTACACCGCTTGAAAACAGATATTAATAAGGAGTAAAAAACAATGGCAAATTCTGAACTTATTACAAAGTTTACGGGGCTGGTTAGACAGTACGCCGCTCCGAGAAAAGGACTGCTGAAATATTTCACGGCAAGACCGGGCAATATTACAGACGCAACGACAATTGAATTCCATAAGCTGTCAAATTACAGGTATACTTCAAAGGCACTTGCAAGACATGCTGAGGGTGTTCTTAATGACGCTCAGAACTATCAGAAAATTACAAAGACACCTCCCAAACTTGAGGAAGAGATGCCTTTCGTGCTTGCTGATTATGACAGGGTTCCGGCAGGCTCAACACAGTATGAAACGGAAACCCGTGAAGCCCTTATGATGGCAAAGGTTGCTGATGATGTAGCTCTTCTGCTTGATAAAATGACAAGGGCTGAGCATCTTCAGGTTGCTGAAATATTCCACAATGGAAAAATTCTTTTCAGAACTAACTCAATAGGTCGTGGCGTTGATGATATAGATTTTGAATCACCCGCTACAAACTTCGCAACACTTACCAATTCAACTGGCACTCTTTACTGGGATAACGCAAGTGCAGATCCGTGGTCTAATCTTGAAACTCATTGCAAACTCATTGAGACAAATTCCGGCGGGCGTGCTTTTGTAAAAGATATAATTATCGGCGAAACGGCTTTTGTGAATATGATGAAAAATACGGCATTCATTGCAAAGTTCAACACTCTTAAAATGACTGTCGGAACTATTGAACTTCAGGAAGCTGATGCCGACGGTTTTTCTCTTGTAGGCATAGTTGTGCTCAATGGACATAGAGTTAGACTGCTTACACTTACTGAGAAATATATCAGTCCAGCTGATGACACTACTCTTAAATCTTTTGTTGATCCCAAGAGCGTTCTTTTTATCGCTGAAGGATCATATCAGATTTACTATGCCGGTGTTGATGTAATTAAAGGCATTGATGACTCAAGGCTTTTGAGCTTTATACCTGCCAGTGGCATGATTAGAGAGAGAGGGGCAAGAACAGCAAGCGCAAGTTATATGTGTACATACCGCTCAAAGAAAGGCGACAGTGTAATGCTTAATATTAAAAAGTTCCCTCTTTATGTGCCTGAAACATCTGATACTTTTGGAAGGCTCACAGTTCTTGCATAGGAGGTTTTGAATGGAAGAGATAAAGAAAATAAAGGTTAAAGTCACGGGTTGTGATTCAATGGTTCATTCAGACGGAAAATGTTATTTGCCGGGCGAGTTTATTGAAAACTTCCCATATGTTGAAAAAGACCATTCAAAACACCTTACACCTGCTGAAGAGACTGTTGAAGAGATAAAGCCTGAAATCAAAGAACAGACTAAAGAAGAGATAAAGGCTGAAGAGCCTAAATCTGAAACAGTTGAAGAGCCTGTTAAAAGAGGAAAAAGAAAATAAATGAATGGAGCGTTGCTGGATCAAATGAGAACTGATGCAGGAAACATAGTTACTGAAGGCGGTTTTGAAACTGACATAACAGTAACAAACCTTTCCGGCACTTCGGCTATTGTAAAAGGTCTGGCAACGCTTCACAGCATTGTATTTAATCAGGAAACGGGCTTGCCAGTAAATGGAAGGAATGCTCATGTCACTTTAAAGTTAGACTCGTTATCAGCTTTTGATATTTATTCAAACTCAAAGAAACCGAACAGTATATCAATGAGCGGATGGGGTGTTTCATTCCAGTATAAGGACGGTAAAGTATGGCGGTTTAAATGCGAGGATGTAAAGCCATCTTATACCTTTGATGTTGTAGTGATTCAGCTGGGAGACGGTGTATGATAAGTCAGATAATACCTATTTCTTATATGGAAACGATAAAGGATAGAATCAAACTTATTATCACAGATGAACTTACTAATCAGAAAACACTTTCAACAGGGTCGGCAATTCCGGCGGTGGCAAAGTACAACCAGCAACTTACTACATTCTGGACTGGATCTGCTTTGAATATTTTCAAGGATAGATTCCAGCCACTAAATGAAGATACTTTAAATGCGATTGTAATTAATGTGGTAAAAGAAACCGACTCAGAGGGTTCAACATCTAAAACACAGGCAACCGCTACATTCTCAATAGATGTAATGGGAGACGCTAACTCAGGAAGTCAGGCAGGGGATGAGAATATCAATGAAACACTTCAGAGAATTTCATCCACAATCAGACATATTTTTTTGACGCCGCTTTATGTCAGGCTCGGATTTGATACCGGTGAAATGTTTATCAGATCGGTAAGGGTCAAGGAAAGAACTTTCTACATTCCCGAAACAAACGACGCTAATCACCTGACAGGAGTTAGCTTGTCACTCGAAGTCGAATATGATGAAAAGATAATTCAGGGTGTACCTGTTGTTTTAAAAAGCAACGATACAACCTTTGCTCAAAGATTTAAATTAAAAACAGAAACGGAGGTAGATTAATGTCACTTAACAGAGCGGCTGGAACCTCATACGATCAGGGATTTAAGGATACCTCTACGGGTGCGAGTGCACTTCCTCAGAAAGTAATTCTTTTCACCCCTATCGCAACAGGAAAGCAGTCTGGATTTACGGACTACGCAAAGCCGCATACAATAACAAGTCTTAAGGATTTTAACACGCTGTTTGGCGTTTGTCCGGGTTATTTCGTTACAAGGATTCTTAAACCTGTTAATGGTGGTGGAATCGGTACGGTTCCCTTGATAGTATATCCCATTGAGGATAAAGCAGGGGCTTCGGCGGCGGTAGGAGATATAACCCCTACAGTTTCAACAGCCGCAACATCGAACAACACTCACACCATTCTTTTTAATGGCAGAGATAATATTGACGGCAGAAAAGCAAGCTATTCTGTTGTTGTCGGTGATACAGTTGCAACTATAGTCGCTAAACAGATTGCGGCTATAAATGGAATGCTTTATGCTCCGGTAGTTGCAAGTGATGGAACAACAAAGACAACGCTTACCAGTACATGGAAGGGCGTTCTTTCAAACAAGATCACGGTTACTATTGATACTAATGGTGACGCTTGCGGAGTAAGTTATGCAATAGTTAACCCTAAAGACGCTGTGGGCGATCCTGATATAACGGGTGCTCTTGCAAATATAGGCGACACTTGGGGCACTCTTTTTGTTAATCTCTGGGGTTCTACAACCTTTGCAGAGATAGACGCTTTTGTCGGTATTCCGAATGTTACAACGGGCGGTACTGGAAGATGGTCAAATATGGTTATGAAACCTTTTGTTTGTGTATCAGGTTCTACAACTTCTACTATAGCAACGCTTAAAGGGCTTATGTCAAGCAATAAAACAAGCGTTTGTCATTCTGTTTTTCCG